ACAGTTTTCTAGCCGCAGGAGATAACTGAATATCTTCACCCCCTGCGCCCATGCTCGTTGAACGAACATCGTCTGGTTCCAATTTAGGAAACAGAGCTAGAATTTTATCCCTTACCCATTGCTGATGCCGCCTACCCTTGGCTTTTGCCGATTGGGTTTTTAATGGCATTAATCATCCTCAATAAACCAATACATTGGTGGGTTTTTGGCTTCACTTTTGGGATGCGCCATCAATTTAGCTGTAGGGTAACATGCCTTGGTAAAGTCACAGAACTCACACGATTTAGTTAACCGCTTCAGACCTGTGGGTTTACCTCGAAATGTATCTACTATTGGCTCAAACTGACGGGCAAGCGGAGTGCCTTTGGCGATCTGATCAGCATGATGTTCCATCATAAAAAGGTTCATCTTCTTTTCAGTCTCAGAGACTTCCGCTTCGACTACCGCAACACGTCCGTCAGACTTGTTAACGACAATCCATCCACCCAGTTCCTTTTCCTGTGCCTGTGCATAGCCAGTAAGCTGTCCGACATAGCCAAAATCGTCACTCTCTTTTAATCCAGAGTAACCCTTTGCCCATTTGTTATCGAAGGCCCACGGGCTACAAGATTTTACATCAAAGATTTTATGATCTATTTCAATATCATCTTCACCCTTAACGATGGTTTCCCCAAGCTTTAATTCGACTTGGTTCTTACCACCTGTGATGTTCGCACCTGCAATCTTCAGCATGATATTGGTGATACATTCTACTGCGTCACCAATAAGCATTTGGATTTTGAAGTTGTAGTTTTTACGCTTCTTTTCAGAACCCATAGCTCCATGCTGAAGTTGGCACAGAGGCTTGCCGACATTGGACATCCGAAGGCGAAAATCTTTTTCCTGCGGAGTAAGCTGCTTGCGAAGGGCTGCTTTGAACTCTTCACCTGCGGCTTCTATCCATGCGTCATCGATAGTTAGACCATCAAATTCGTCATTGGATAGTTTGTCCAACGTCATTTCAAGCTGTTGCTGTAGCATTAGGCTGCGGCATCCTCGAAGTCTTCTTCAAGACTGTCACCTAGTGCTTTCATAGCAGCATTATCCACGGAGCCTTCTTTAATTGCCTTAAAGTAAGCGTCCATTACATCCTTCTTTTCCGCTTTAATGCTGTCGCTAAAGACCTGCATCGTTTGGAAAATATCAGTGGTAATAGGAAGGGGGTTAGATAGGTCAGGCTCATAATTGAACGTGTACCATGTTACCGATCCATTTTCCTGATACTCAGAAGTCAGCCTAGCTTGGTATTCATAAAGGTTTTTGCCTCTAGGAAGTTTCCGCATGAACTGGTTCCAAAACCCAGAATAATTAGAGTTTTTATGGAACATGATGCATGGTTGATTTTCGTAAGATACCTCTTTCCCGTCAGCCGTTGTGCCAGTATATGTTACTAACCCTCTGGTGACACGATTTTGCATATCTCTCCAACGCTTTTGCTCCGCAGGATCTAGAAGCTTACGTTCATCCCAACTAGGCATTCCACAGGCAATAGTACCAAGACGGTCATTAGCCTCTTGTTTGCTGTTTATAATAGGGATGCTTTTGTTAAGAAGTTTACGTTTCTTCTTTTTTGTCTTCGGATCGATCTCTTCAATCTCTGCCCAATGAAAGTACTGAATATGAGAGCAAAGAGGTCTAAACATAACGCTTTCCGCATAAACTTCTTCATCCGCACCTCTTAGAAAAAAGTGTCCTTCTGGAATAGCTTTTTTGGTTACTTTATGCTTGCTACGCCTGTTAATTTCCAAATACGGAACCTTAACAATTGCGCTTTCTTCACCGCCTTGGATTTGAGTTCCAAGGTCAGCCTGTAATTCCTGCAACTGTGCAGGATCTATTGTAGTTAGATCATTCATTATTACTACCCGATCTTTTTAATTAACTGGACTTATAGTATGGCATAACTAAGTGGCGTAAGTCAACTAAATTCGACTTGATCCAACCAATTTTTGCCGCCAGAAATCTCAATCTTCAAAGGTAGTGCAAATTCATAACCCCATCGATCTGTGGCCTCTTCCGTAACACCTTCCATAGCCCAAGTTAGAGCCTCTTTTACCTGTTCCAATTCGTCAGGATGGGTATCCACAACAATTGAATCATGGACGGTCAGAACAAGCTTCGATTTAAGATTTAACTCCCGAAACTTACGCAATGCTCGAATGCAGGACAGGGGAACGATGTCAGCGGTGGCTGTAGACTGAACAGGGTAGTTCACTTGCTGAGTGTAGTGCTTTGTACGTCCGTTCTTTCGTCTAGTTTCGTTAGGCCAGTAAAACTGTCGGCCTGAGAATGTCGTGATATGTCCGTCCTTCATTACGCCATCAGTTAGCTTTTTATGGTAGGCTCCTAAACCTTTGTAAATATTGAAGAACTCAGTATAATACCGCTTTATATGCCCTTCATATTGACTGCCCACCGCCCCATAAATCGGAGCAAACGAATGCGCCTTTGCTGCCTGACGTGCATCTTTAGTTACCTCAGTAGTCTTACATTCATTTATAATAGAAGCTGTCTGCTTATGTAGGTCTTTCCCTTCGAGAACATCCTTAATGATTTGGGGATCACGGGATAGCTCACCTGCCATGACGAACTCCAAACCACTGAAGTCTGCCTCTGTAACTGTGCCGTTTTCAAATCTGCTAATAACTGCACTTCTAACAGGGAAGCCTCTTTTGGGGGCATTCTGCATATTTGGTGCGGTGCTAGATAAGCGTCCAGTTGCAGTGATACACTGATTGAATTGTGTATGAAGAATACCGTCTGGACGTGTCCAAGTTTCAAAACCAACGATAAAACTGTCTAGGTAAGTTGATAAAGCATTCATTCTGGAGAGCTTACTCAAAAACTCTACTGCAATGTCATTACCTTTAGCTTCCGCTTGGCTAATTAAACTCTTGATTGTAACCTTATCTGTTTTGAAACCGTGAACACTTGCGTCACTTGGTTCTCTAGGAACCATTTTCAGACCTGCAACCTTACCATTAGGGATATACAAAGCTCCTTTGGAGTCGCAGGTTTTGCAGGGGGATGTATTCTTAAATGGTTCCCCGTTAACCTTAAACTTCCTGATCCTGCCACTGCCTTTGCAATCAGGGCAAACCTTTGCGTCTGTCTTCTGAACAACCTCAGTCGTGGATCTAACTGCCTTAGTAAACTCCGCTTTCTTCATCCACGGGGGAAACTTGTTGGGGCCAATATTAAAGACGGTCTTATGTATGTTCTTGTCTTTTACTCTGCGGCTGTAGATCACCTTATTCATGTCTTCACCAGACGCTAAGTTGATCGGAGTGTCTCCCATGACCTGTTCTACAATCTCTTCCAGACGTTTTGATATTTGCTGATGCTCTTCAGTAAACTGTTGCTTAATCTCTTCAAGCTTTTCTAAGTCTACTTTGATGCCGTTCTTTTCTAGCTCTACTAGGAAAATAAGCATTTCATTCATCAGCGTTACTACATACGCCATGCTTGTGTTCTCTGGCTTTGCATAATCCTCTTGCTGCGCCTGATAGATCTCTTGGCAGCTTACTACGTCTGCCTCTGCATATTCGATCACAGTATCTAAAGGTATCATTTCAAAGCCAGTACCAGACTTAAATAATTCGTCTACTAAATCTGACTTCTTCCTAGTTACATCCCTTCGTTCTGCGGTAGCTTTAAGGGATAGCTCTTGCCTCTGTCCTTTAGCCAAGATGTATTCACCAATCATTGTGCAATACACGGTTTCAGGGATGCTGAACCCCATTTCTACAAGCCACTGAACATCAAACTTAGCGTTGTGAGCTACCAAGATGTCAGCTTCTTCGAGAGCTTGTCTTAGCGTATCAGGACTATCGGGCGTTTCCTTTTCGTTATGGTGGAATACCAGTGTCTGTACAGGCTCCCCAAGCCAACAGAAGTGTGCTGATACGCATTTATTTTTAGGGTTAAAAGGTGAGTTATCTATCTTTCCGTTCAGTCGTTGTATGGTCGTTTCCAAATCCAGTATTAGTGTGTTCATTCAATGCCCCAAAGTTTATTTTGATTGCGGATTAGCTTCTGCAAAAGGTCGATCTGTTCTTCAAATAACTTGGCTTTTTCTTCCGTTGCTCTCCGCAGCTTTTCTTGCTGTTCTTTTAGCTGTTCTTCATAAAATTCACGTAGATCATCTTCACTCAACATATCTGCTTACCTCTGGTTGAATTTCGCAAATAACACTCCCGTGAAATCCACTGAGTTTGTTTTTGCTGATGTATAATTGTCTGGTGGTATTGGGTTCATCATCGTTACCCCCTGATGGCTTGCCGATCCCTAAACAAACATCGATCTCTGCGGCTTTGCCCGTCTTACTTCCTTCGAGCATAGAGAAATCGATCCGCAGCTTGCCCTCTGCTTCAGCCGAAGCTTGGCTAACGGCTATAACTGCACAGTCATGTCGCTTTGCGAGTTCTCTGATAGATCGATAGAGTTCTCTGATCCGTTCATGGCTTGCATTATAGTTGCCAGTGATCTGTATTTTGTCTGCCTGATCCAGTATTAGGACATTCGGCTGCACTCTTTCGCAGTATGCGTTGATCTTATTTAGATCCCATTCCTGTGCGTCATGCATTATAAGGTTATCTCTAACGCCCGTATACATAGACATGGCTAGATCAGGATCTTCAGCGATCTGTTCACGGGTCATGCCGCTACAAGCTTGGATAGCTCTCAGCTTTGTCCGTGTGGTTTTTTCTTCGTTCCCGATATAGACAACTTTGTATCCTTGCTGACAGAAACCCCCAGGCGCTGCAGCTAAAGAAATGACAAATGCAGACTTACCAGTTTCAGGACGGGCTGCGACTAACATGAAGTCTCCACCACCAATGCCGTAGAGGTGGCGGCTCAAAGTTTCGATATTAAACTTACATTTATTTTCGTTGCTTGTTTCAGCCAGAAGTTCATAGATATTATCTGTGGTAGGTTCACCAAAATCATCTTCGATAAACCCGTCACCAATACGCTCTATCAGGCTCTGTAGTCTCGACAGAGCGCCTGTATCACCTTCAGCCATATTAATGCCAAGGTTGGCTATCTCACGGCCTATATCGGCTCTCCAAAGCTTCGTTATAACGTCAGTAGTAACGTCCTCACCAAGAGCATCAACTCGCTTGAGTTCGTCTATTACATCCCTAACCTCATGGATCTCCGCAGGGGTAGCCACAGGATTATCTGTGAGCCAGAGACTGTAGATTTCATCTAAGGTTAGATCTCTTGCATACTTTTCATGCGCCTGTTTTAGCTTATCGTATATTGATGCGTACTCACCACTAAATAGTGTCCTGCGTAAGTTCGCCTGATTCGCTAAGAAGGTGCTATTACTAAGCAGCGTTTTTATTAGCTGTTGTTCCATAATACCGCCCTATAATTATTTTATTATAGAGTGGCATAGTAAAGCACTTAGTGATTCAAAAAAAGCCCCAATCTTTCGATCAGGGCTAATTTTTTTAGTTTTGGTTTTAAATCAGGTAGTTCTGAATTTCATTTTTTTAATATCGGGGGGAACATCACCTCTACGCTCTTTCATGTCCACTTGATGAAATACCACCCTTTTATTATCCTTAACGATTTTGCTGATTGCTTCTTCTAATCGTTGCTCTTCTTCAGCGGCTTCCTTAAAACCACCATCGATGTCATAATCTATGACCACAATTCCTCGTGCCTTAATTGTACTATTCCTTTTTGTTTTAAGTCGGTACTAGTAAGCTTCGACTATATGTTACCTATTTATCTACATAATCCACATATGTATCGATGTTAAGTGCTAATCCGTGATCTTTTCGTGGTGGGCCAAGTGGTACAATCGGGCTGCTCCATGAGCTACTAGACACCCAATCACTTTGCGGTACTCCGATCCTCGCCATAAGTTTAAATTTCATTGTTATCTTTGAGAAAGATTTTTGTAAGAAACCCCACCGATATACTGGGTTTTCGCTTCTAATATATCTGCGGCTTGAGCTTTTGTAATTTTTCATCGTATCAAATCTCTAACTCTTTCAACACTTAATAACTTCAAATCATTGGCAGTAAACCGCACGTAGTTAATACATTTGTTCTGCCTTGTAAGTAACACTGCCTTACGTGAGGCATCTTTGTCAAGAACAATTCCGCAACTTGTGTACTTACTAAGTGTTTTTCTAATGGTTTGTGTTACATTTGTTCCAAGAAGAGCTACGCCAGTATACCCTTCGATTCTACTGACAGAACAGGCCGAAGGAACATCCTCGACAAGAACCGCATGGTTTCCTTCACCAACCTCAACACCCTTAGAGGTATCCCCGTAAGTCCACCACTTAGGAGTTCGCTTGTCTAAAGCTCTTCCTACAGCCCCCAATTCATCAGGGGTGTAGAAAAGAACTCTGTTATCCGATGGAGCATATCTAATCTTTATATACCCCTGCTCGTAAGCTTCAAGTGAATTGACCGTTTCAAGATATTCGAGGGCAGGGGGATGGTTCTCTACTGCGGTGGTAACGTCAGGCATCCTGTTTATCCTGCGGTGTCTTTGTGTAGGTGAACCCCCGATATAATTCTTCAGGGCATCCATATCCCTAGAGCCTCGAAAGCTACCCTTTACTGAACAGGATGCAGAGTAACAGTTCCACACCAGTACCCCGTCATATTTGTCCACGGTAAACTTATTTCGCTTTCCACATGCAGGACAAGCAAGGGTCTTTTTTTCACCCTCAGTTAAATTCAGAGATTTAACGAAGTTAAGTTGTTCACGATATATCAATGTAATTCTTACCACAGTCGAGGCATAAATTTTCCCACGCATATGACCGACAGTCTTCATCGTCTGGAAAATAAAATGGTGATAGATACGTATATATCAATACCACACTGTGCTCCCCTTCGCCCATATATTTACAACATTCATTGCAAACACCTATTTTCTTGGTCTTTGCTAAGTGTCCACCCTCTAATCTTAAATCTTGTTCCTGCATCGATTAGCTCCCAAAATTGTTTAGGAACCGTAGTGCCATTAGTTACGCCTACATAAAATGCCAGTTAAGTCAAGCCCACTACAAAAGTGTTAAGTTATGGGCTTAACTAATTACCCTGCCTGTAAGTCATTGATTTTATTGGTTTCTGGCTATAACCTGAAGGTCAGAGGTTCAAATCCTCTCCCCGCAACCAATCCTTTAAAATCAATAGGTTAGCAAAACGATTCAATTCAATTCTATAAAATTCAATTTTATTGTCTAGAATTTTATTTTTTTTATTTTTTTTCAATCTAAAATCCCACCGAATTTATCTCTCAGTTGTAGCTCCTTCAGATACAACGCAAGTGTTCTTAGCTCTTCAACCATGCCTGTTTCAACGAAGCCACTAAACAATGGCTTTCGATCTTTAGCTGATAGAGCTTCCCCTGCTATTAGAGAGAAAGTGAGGCCATGCTCTTCTGAGTTATTGATCTCATAAGTTACATGACCCACTTGGAAGAATTTAGTTTCCTTCGAGGCTTTACTCCTTTTTGTAGCCTCTTGCTGATGATGTCTATTCTGGACGTTCATTGCGAGGTCTGCCTCTGCCTCTAGTTTCACTCCTAGGAATATCTTGATTGATACCCTTATGAACCATTTCTCTCACCCAACTGAGTGACAGATCGAAGTGACGTGCAGCTTCAGACATGTTGATGAAGTCTTCCCCGTATAGTCGGCACGGGGTTTGTCTTTGCTTTATTTTTACTTTTGGATGTCGGTGTATTGCCAAAGATATTTATTCCTTTTCGTTGAGCATAACATTTCGGGCAGAACGCTTTTTCGTCATACCCGTCTTTGAAGACCCCGTAGGATCTACATTCATCATAGTTCTCGCAGGTTGGTAACATATGCACCCTCTAGAACTCTGGTTCGCCTGAAGCATCGAAGTCAGGCTTCCTAAAGAAGCTTTTACCGATCTCAGGGGTTTCGATATTATCAACGCCATCTTCATCCACACTTCGAGGTAACACCCCGATAAATTCTAAATGTGCTAACAGCTTGATAGGTAACTGGGCTATATCCATTGGTCATTTCCTTTTCAGTTCAGTTTGTATTGCCTGTATTAAGTCGATTAGACGTTCAGTCAGGACGCTTGGTGGCTTGTTAATCAGCCGTTGTAATTCTTTTTCAAACGCCCTTCTTGCCTCTGTGGTATCATTCATTTGAACCTCAGTTGTTGTGCAGAAGATGCCAAACGCTTTGTCTTTTTGACGTAGATGTTAAGCATCTGTCTGGATTTGTGGCCTGTAACTGCGGAGATCTGATCTTCCGTAGCCCCGTTTTCGCCAAGAACGGTAGCCCCAGAATGCCTTAGAAACTTCATCTTCAGCTTTTCAGGGAGCATACACTGCTTCCGTATTTTAGCAGCGATCTCGTTATACTTTCGATTGTCGTACCCTTTGTTCGTTTTCTCGTATTGAACAATGGTTTCATGCTGTCCGTATCTGTTGTGCAGCGGTACTAGCCGCTTAACTAAACGGGGGCTTGCATCGATCTCAATCTTTACGCCTGTCTTTTCCTGATAGAAGTCGAAGCTTTCACCATCGAATTGTTCCCATGTTATCTGCCTCATATCTCCAGGCCGTTGACATAGGTCGTAGCAGAGCATTGCCAGTGTTCCCATAGAAGAGTATCCCATATCATCTGCGGTACTGATAAACCTATCGACTTGGCTTTCCTTCCATACGACATCACTTACAGGATCTGACTCCAGTTCCAGATGTCTCCAAGGATTACCTCTAATCTTTTTCTTCATTTCACAGACATTCCAGACACGCTTCAGAAATTTAACTGTGTGTCTTGCCCTGTGGTCTGAAATGTTGTCTCGAAGGAACGCATGTAGCTTATCTGCATGATCCTCAGTCACGTTTGCAGCTAACATTTCTACAAACGGGCCACTTTTAGATCGTAATTGGATGTTAATCAGACCTGAAAGTAACTGTTCATAGGTCTTTTTACTATTGTCTGCTAGTTTAACATATTCATGGGTACTCTTATAGTAGTTAATTATACCCAATACAGTGGCAGAGTTTACTCTTTGAACCTCTATATCGCCCCGTTTGAATTGCCTGTAAGCATCATCGATCTCCTGACATCTTTGTATAGCCAAGAGCTTACTGTCATACGATTCCCTTCTGCACTCAAGAGCGTCCTGCACATACTTTGGGGGTTCAAAACAGTACTTTCGTTCCCCCGTGCTTAAAACTATTTCTCTGAAGTACTTAACTCTATTCGTCATTATCTTACCCTCGCTTCCTTAATTGGAAGCATAGCTAAGTGGCGTAATTAAAGTCAAGAAAAAAAATAAGTGTTGCATATTATTATGGAATCAGTTAAAATTTTGCATAGAAATGCTCCACAGGTATTTCTACCTAGCCCTCCCTACTAGCCCTCTGACATCCTCCCTGTCAGGGGGCTTTTTAAATGAAAAAGGCCCCGAAGGGCCTAAATCAAAATACTCGCACGTCAAATATATTATATACTTATTTATCGCTTACTGTGGCTACTAGCTCCCAATCATCCATCAAAAGGTCTGCGTTAACTGATACTGCGGTGTCTTTGACTAGTATTACGTTCTGATCTTTTTTGGCACTTTGAACCGTTTCTGCAGCATCTACCAATGCCTCACCGAGTTCCTTTGCCTCTTCAGGCGTAAGAATCATATTTACTCCACTGTTTTGAATGTTCCCATATTGTTCTAAAACTACTCGCACGTCAAATGATATTATAACCCATACATATAGAACACACATCGATTGTATAAGCAATAATAAAGTGCGGAATAAAAAACTTAACAAAATCAAAAAAGTAAATAAAAAAGCCAATTAATAAAGCGTTTGACTCAGGAATCAAAAGGGCTTTAACTAATCAAGATTCGTATGGACTGACCCCCATTAACAAAAGCGAATCGCAAAAACTAAACTGAAAAGGAAACTTCGAAATGAAGAATATTAAACTATTGAACACTGGCGGCACTAATTCAAAAATTGCCAAAAGCCAAAACGGAACGGAATTTAAGATTGCAAGCTTGAGTCTATATCCAAATAATATAATTTGTGCAGGTGCTAAAGCTGCCGATTGTATGCGGTTATGTTTAAAAGACTCTGGATTTTCGGAAATGTTCGAGTCTGTTAATTTAGCCCGTAAATTTAAAACTGAAATGTATTTAAAAGAGCGAGAAAAGTTTCTCGAAAAGTTAAGAAAAGAAATAGAAGCCTTTATTCGTAAAACTGAAAAGCAAGGGTTTAAGGCTGCATTTAGATTAAACACTATTTCAGATATTAACTGGGTGAAAGAAGGAATACCGCAACAATTCCCCCAAGCATATTTTTACGATTATACAAAACTAGTAAAAACCCTAAACACTGGCTTAAAGAATTATAAAAAAATCTTTAGCTACTCAGGGACTCCACAATATCAAAAGCAAGTACAGGAAGCACTGAAAACGGGCTTTCCTATTGCTGTTGTTTTTCGGGGTTCAGTACCAGTTGGAAAATACTTTTTAGGCCGTGAAATTATAGACGGGGATAAAAGCGACTTAATAAACGCTAATTCATTTAATAAAATCTGCGGTTTAAAACTGAAGGGAAATAAAAACAAAAAGCAAAAAGGCTTGTTTATTGTTGAACCTTGGCAAGCTTTAGAATGCCCTGCACAAACTCATTTAAATTATGACCCATTAAGGGAGTCGGGTAAAAGCTTCATGTTAGAACGGGTGGCGGCATAATGTTTAAAATTTGGTTTAATGACGGTTCAAAAGTTTCCGCTACTTGTGGCGGTTTAAACTTCATAAACAGCAAAAAAGAATTAAAGAAATTTTCTCTTTCATACGACTTTAATTATAATGAAGTTTTAAACTCAGGTGAAACAAATATGCTTGATGAAGACGGGGAAATAATTGGCGGTGTTTTTAAGGTGGTGGAAAATGACTGATAAAGAAATGATTGAATTAGTGCAAAGCCTTCAAAGCCTTGATGAATACAGAAAAAAAGAAATTGCGATTCTATTAATGCACGACACATTAAATGGTTTTGCTAGTGAACAATTAGCAGGGTTTGCCGCAGGGTTAGCAGAATTAAAACAGGCCAAAGAATTATGAATAAAACAATTACAGTTGAACGGGTAAATATTCCATTGCTTAGAAAGCAAAGAAACTTGCTTTTAGAGTTAAGGGAAAAAATGAAATATAATTCAAAAAATTATTTATTAATTAGCGGTAATATTCATTTACTGGATACAATGCTCGATATAGCCGAAGGCTTTTATCATGGCTAGTTTTTACCAGTTAATAGGATTTTGCGCCTTTTGGTTTTGGGTTTTTGATGCCTTTTATTAACTGGCGTAATAAAGTGCTTTACTAATGAAGCGAATCAACTATTGTAAGGGGCAAGGGTAAACACCTTGCCCTTTTATTTTGGCTAAACAGAAAAGGAAAATGACCAATGCCATATGATTTGATGCATTCTTTTGATGCAAACGCAACCGCAATACCTATTAATCAGGTGATTGAAAAATGCCCTGCTGTTATGACGGACATTCGAAGCCCTGAAACGTCTAACCGTTACGGGCTTGTTAATACAATTGAAGCCATGAATGTTTTAAGCGATTACGGTTATAGACCGACTAGGGCTAAACAACAGCCCAATATAAAAGATGGGCGTGAAAAGTATAATAAACATTTGATAGCTTTTAGTCATAAAGATGAATTAGCTAAAACGGATCTAGAGTCTCGAACCGAAGTCTTACTTTATAATTCGCATGATGGCCGAAGCTCTTTAAAGCTCTTTGCAGGGCGCTACAGGTTTATTTGTGATAACGGGCTTATATGTGGTGAAGGCTTTAGAAATGTTATGCGACATAGCCACACAACAGCCAATAACTTTGAAAAGCTTCTTACTCAAACTTTAGACGGGTTGCCGCAAGTATCGGAGCAAGTTGAAAAGCTTTCTAAAACTGAATTGAACGTAAAACAGATTTTAGATTTAGCTAAACAGGCCGCAAGCCTTCGATGGAAACACCTTCCAGAACATGTAAATGATTTTACTTTTGATTATAAAGAACCTGATACGGGGCTTTATTTTACAAATGATACAATTCAGGAAATTGCTACCCCGTGGAGATATGAAGACACAGGACGCAATGCATGGAAGGCTTTCAATCGCATTCAGGAAAGCATTTTAAAGGGCGGTGTTAATATCCGTTCAATTACTTCTAAGCATTTGGAAGAAAAAAACCCATACGGGAAAAGACGCAAGGCAAAAGGCATAACAGCCTTGAGCGAAAATATCAGAATTAATCAAAGCCTATGGGATATGACTCATGAATTGGTTGCTTGATTTTATCGGGGCGGTTGCATTGTTTGCCGCCCTGTTTTTCGCTTTATCGATTTTAACCTAAACTTAAAAAGGAATGACCAAAATGTTAAATTTATATACGCTTATGACTAAAGAAGAGTCTGAAGTTTTTCACAAAATAGAAAGTGACAAAGAACGAGACGAACACCGTGAAAAAATGAAGGAAAAATATTTTAATCCTATTTATGACTCTATTGATGCCTTACACCCTGAAGTTAAAGAGCTTTTAACTAAAGTTTCAGAACTTTCTTGCTCAGTAAGTGAGTCACTAAATGAATTTGGAGATTGCTACGTTTCAGAAGCTAATAAGCTTTTTTATGACTCCCGTACATTAAAAGAATTATTGAATAGGGATTTATAGAATGAAACTTTATGTAAATAATTCGGGGCAATGGTGCGGTACTCAAGCTGAAGCAAAGAAAATAAAAGCTTCAGTGATTGACGTTCCAACCGATAAGCCAAACTTATTAAACTTCTTAAATGAAAATAAGGTTTGTGGATCTTCAACAACGATAGAACCGCAAGCCACCCAGACAAGGCAACCCGTGTATAAAATGCATACTTGGGAAAATGTGCGGCAATGCGCTGAACAAGCGAGTTTTTCCGATATGGGCTATGCTTTGGCGGTTCTTATGAACCGTTTAGAAGACGCTGCACAAAATCAAACTAAACTTGAAAAGGAAGGAATGACCAAATGAAAACTATTGATATGACTCCCACTTGGGTGCAAGTAGTTGATATTTTAATAATGACGCTACAAAGCAAAGCAGACTCCGACTCTATGGTGCATGCTCAAAAAGAATTAACCAAAATGGCAAGGCTTGCAGATAATTGGGTGAAGCATGTTAAAGAAACGGAGTCGGTATAATGAAACATTTTAATGTTGAATCAATTCTTGAAGACTTGCGAAAAGTCGCAACAACGGGAGTCATTAAGTTGACTTCCACAATGCTAAACAAGCACATTATTGACGCTAATAAGTCAGTAATAGAATTAGCTGAAAGCATTGGCATTAATTACAGCGACTTAAAAGCAGGGGAAAAGATAACTATCGAAGGCTGTTTTGATAATTCAAAGCCCTGCAAAGTTTCTTTTTACAAAACTAAAACCCGTGGAGATAAACGTTTCTCAATTAGCGGTTTAAAAAAAGAAGCTGCCGCAGGTGATACCGTTGCAATTCAAAAGAAGCGAAACGGGGCATTAGTTATAAATGTAAGTAAAAGGGCAACGGGTGAAAATCAAAACTTATGGGGTCAATCCGTTCCTGCACTAGCGGCTATGCTAAATTTTGGAAGGGGTTCAAAATGAATAGGCAACAACTTTTCAAATGGCTAGAGTCTAGCCCCTTCGATAAATTCGAAATAAAAGACGAAAGCCCCGACTCTGTTGAAGTAAGCTTTCAAGTTGATAATAAGAAGCAAGCTTTAAACCCCTTAGACAAAGGGCGGCATTATCGGGAATACTTCTTAAATCATAACTAAAAAAGAAAGCCCCTTAATCAGGGGCTTTTTTATATGGCTAAAAACCGATTTTTAGGGGAAAGCCATTTTTATGACCTAATATACCTAAAACCCGTTTCGTTACTCAGTGGCGCTGATATTGGCTCTAAGGGGTATTTCTAATTACACTAGTAAAGCACTTTACTATTACACCGAATCGTTTATAATTTAGCGTAAGGCTTGCGGAAGCTATGCCGAATTGAAACTGAAAATAAGGAATGACCAAATGACAAATATTATTACTAACAAATACGGGGAAACTTTCAAAAAGGTGGCTTTGAAGGATCTAAAAAAAGGTGATCAATTCTGGAGAAAACCCGATGCAAAATATAGCTTTATTAGAAGTCATTATAATAGAGCTAACCAATTTGATAAAACCGCCACTTATACATGCATAAGTGAAAATGATATTCTCGGTGGTGGCATCTACATAAACGCCAAAGCCTTTGTTTATATCGATAGCGAAGGGGCATTTAACTATAACGGAAAGTCTGGCTTCGGAGATATATTCTAATGAACAGAATTATAATTGATAGAAAATCAGGACACTTTGATTATCTAGAAATAGTGCTTTGCAAAATCGATAATGAATACACCCCGTTTGTTACTTGGCTTCATAACAAAACCGATAACGGATTTTATCACGGTTCTTATCATTCAACTTTAACTGAAGCCTTGAACGACTTTAACGATAGGGGCGCAAAATGAATATTAACGACTTAAACCCCGAAACTATCGAAAAGCTAGGCTTGAAGAAAGAGCATAGGCAAGCAAACAGAAAGCCCCGTGAACAAAAGTTTTCTAAAGAACAGGTTCGAAGCAATGCAATTAAAGTACTTGCGGTAATAGCAGGGCTTACACAATCAGAACGTGAACGGGTTCTTTTACATGCTGCAAAGTTGAACAGTGTTTGACGGTTAGCCCCTGATAAACTCAGGGGCATTCCGTTGCACATTGTAACAAACTGAAACTGAAAAAAGAAAGTGACCAAATGAAAGAACAGGAAATATTTAAAATCTTTAAACGTAAAAGCTCATGGCTTTGTTATTCCGTGCCACCATTGTGGAATCAAATGGCATTCTACACGAAGCACAAAACAAAAGCAGAAGCCCTGAAGGAATTAGAAAAACAAACTAATTTAATCTTCAAATTCAAAACAGCTAAACAGGTTTTAGCCACCATTTACAAAGCTAACGGTAAGTTCGAGTCTCAATCGATAACCGCAATCGATACACCGCAATAATCAAAGCAGGGGCAGGGTAAAGCTTGCCCCTTTTAAACTGAAGGAAGGAATGACCAAATGACTGAAGCAATTTATTTTAAAGGTGAGCTACAACTTAATCATGAAGCTAGTTTAAACCGTTATGCAATTGAACTTGCTAATGAAGAAATAGAAAACGGTGAAGAAACAAACTTCGATTATTTATACGAAACCAATTGGAATTGGATTGAAGACAATTTGCACTTCGAAGGCTTCACTATTCAAAAGGAAATGAACAAATGACAAAATTTTATAAAGTTAAAGATATAAAAATATCTACTGATAGCGTAGGTTTTAGAACCGCCACACATTTCGGAAAAATCTTAATCGATAGCGCATTATTTGAAAGTCGGGAAGCTTGCAGAAAAGAAGCAGCAAAGATCATTAACGAAATGAATGAAGAACATGAAGCAAGGGAATATGAAAATGAATGATAATGATTTTATTGATTATATGCGCCAGAATTTAGTTTATGACTTAGCTCAAGAGGGCAGAACAGAAACGGCTAAAGACATACTAAAGCTTTGCAAGATAGCTGAAAAGTTTCAGGACAAATTGACTTTAACTAATCACTTAATAAAGGGAGGTGTCTTTAAATGACTGATAAAGAATTAAGCTTTAATGAAAGTGATAGAGTAGCTTATCTTTACGAAAACAAATGTAAAATAGAATTAGCTAATCAGATTGTTTTATTAGAACGGGAATTAAAAGAAGCTATCGATTATATATTCAAAGAAGAAATAGAAACTAAAGACGATAGATTGAAACGGGCATTAGATAATCTTTGCAAATCTACTCACTGATAAACCCTGCATCATTCAAAAGAATTAGCCCCTTAACTGGGGCTTTTTTTATGCCACCTAAAAAGGGGCTGTTTTAAAGCTCACTGAGTAGCCTTAATTAATGCCGCTAGTATTAGAACACCTGAAGAAAGCTTTACCCTATTAGACGGGGCTTGTATGCAGTCTCAGGGGTAAAGTTAACAGGGGTGTAATATCGTACACCGAAGGCCGCCCCGATACGCTGTTAAAAAACTATCAACTCATTTTGTGGCGGTTCTTTGCTTCTATTTTCTCGAAGCTTTTATTTTATTAGTGCTGTTAATTTAAAAGAATTGAATCCTAAAATTGAATCCTTTTAATTTTCTTTTTATTTTCAGTCGTTTATTTTGCTTTAACTTATAACTAATAGTTATCAGGTAAGAAAAACCCATATAAAACAGGGGTTTAATAGCTATATTCTTTGATTTTTAGGGGCTACATGCGCCACCCCACCCCCTACCGTTACCGTATACAATACCTACCTAATTTTTAGATTTTCAACCTGTAAACCTAAACCATGGTCGGCGGCGGTTTTAACCTATGGTTAGAAAGCGTCAAGTTACTAGATGTAGATTAAAAAGCTTGACTTAGTTAGGTGGCGTTGTTAAGTGTATAGCACAGGGATTCCTGTTCTAATTCAAGGCTCTAAGATGAGTGACTTTGAAGACAAGCTTGTTCAGGCTGATTTGAACGTACCCATTTACTGTACAAATGAATTTGATGTAGATGAAAACGGCAATAGTTATATTGTGAATGTTATTTATGTCGGTGACGATGAAGATGACCCTACTGAGATCAGGGTTGGCTTTGATGATGTTATCGAAGAAATGATTGAGGAATACGGGGATACTGAAGGCTATCAGTTCCTGTATATGGTTGCCCATGAGTTAACCCGTCAGGCAGAAACCCTCAGATCTAAAGCTAATTATATTGAAGACAGTACCAATGCTGTAGGCAGACTATTTGATATAGACTGATGCCGTGTTGCAAAGACTGCGGTGTAGAGTTAGTTGTCGGAGACAATTGGCCTAAAAGTCAGCGCAGGATAAGCTCTTTCAGATGTATCCCCTGCAAGAATAAGCTGAACGATCTGAGGATGTATGTTAATGGTAGGTACATTAAGCAGTCTCATCCTTTGTATAAGCCAGGTAGATACAAGTCTTTTGATGAGGCGGCTTTCTCTAGCCTCAAGGATTACAGTACTACCAAGGAAGGGTATGTTTATGTCCTGACTAATCCTGCATGGCCTGATTGGGTTAAGGTCGGCATGGCTATAGATGCAGAGGATCGATGTAATAGCTATCAGACCTCAAGTCCGTTTAGGGATTATCAGTTACATTATCAGGTGCATAGTGAAGATCGAAGGGATCTGGAAAGACAGGCGCATGAAGCTGTAAGTGAGATAGCAGAGTCTCAAGCTAATGAGTGGTTTAAGATCCCTGTTCCTCTAGCGGTTACCTGCATAACGGATTTGCTAAAACAACAAAACTCCCCTCAGTAAGATGGTGCTATAATAGTATTAGCAACATTTTAATAAGGAGAGTTGTAATGGGATTAGTTAAACGATGGGGTAAGACTGTCTTCGATAAGATGGTAGCAGCCCAACAAAGACGAGTGCATTATTGGCAGTTAATGAACCTTACCGATAAGGAACTTAACGACATAGGTATTACTAAGGCAGATATTAAGAACGCTATATATGGTAAACTATAGGTTTAACCCCTGCGGCTAACAATTATATTGTACCATGTTTTTCAGATTTGTCTAGACTAAAAATGCGTTGTAATGCCACTTTATTAAGTGCTTGACTTATATCCTGCTTTAATGTTACAATAGAAGGTACACAGGGTTGATTAACCTAATATATATTCGTGCAGCGATTAGGGAACGGACAGGTCGAGAACTTACACTTGAGGCTGTCCGTGATTATTTATTACAGGAGAAATTGATCACTCCTGCAGAAGCTGCAGACAAAGATCTAATTTTCCGTGGGTATGATGAGTTCTTCGAAACAGATGAGGCATCTACCAAAATAGAATCCATAGAATATCTGATTGAAAAGGAAGCTTCTGATGAAGATGAGTAAAGCTAAATGCGGTGCATCCAATCCCCCTGCCAATGCAAAGAAGATGGCGATGGGTGGATACATGAAAATAGAAAAACCTAAGAAGATGGGTGCGTATGGCGGTGGCTACATGCACAAGGGTAAAAAGAAGAAGAAATAATGAACACTTGGGTAGCAGTGGCGATGATCTGCACAAGTCCATTGAGTATCGACTGCCACTACGTCAGCTACCCAAAGGCTTTTAATGATGTAACGGAATGTCAGACAGAGGTGGAAACCTTCTTGGCTGATCTAAGGGCAAAGAACCTGTACGCCTTCGGAAGCTGTAACAGGTTGGAAGTGAATATTACTTTATTGTAATTAAAGGGCTAGGGGATGTTAGCAGAACTCGCTGCTTGTTCGGCTGCGTATTCTACTATCAAGACAGCGATCCAACAGGGTCGTGAGTTAGTAGATGT